GGTTGTTGCCATAATATTTCCTCCTCTAGTGGACTTATATCACATTATATCATTATTTTGATACGGCACGGTATATAAGGAGGAAGTCTTCGACAACCTCATACATATTATACACTAATATAACAGGGGTTTATGCCCTTTTAGGCGTTACCGTCTTTTTTAGCAGTATGTTGTTTTATAATTTCTTGTTGAAACACTTTATACTTTGTTGGTATCCAAAATGAGGGGCATGTATACCTAATGCCACTTTTAATTTCACGAACTCCGTGGACATACATGTTGTTTGATGGAAAAAATACTAATGTTCCAGATTTTGGCTTAAAGTCTAGATTGTGTTCTGGAAAGTATATTTCTCCACCTTCATAATCATCATTTAAATATATCACTGCCCCATAGTCCACAATAAAGGCTTCATTTGGATGACCCTCTGGGTCTTCTCCATCTGCATGTAATGGCTGATACTCTCCTACGTCCCACCTACGAATTCCAGCAGAATTTGTTTCTAGCGGTCTACCAAAATAAAACTCTATTTCCTTTTGTACCCTATCTATTGCTTCTTTTAAAATTGAATGAACTTTTGGTTTTTCTACATATAGGTTAGTTGTTACCTTGTCTGGTATTCCAACCAGAGAATATGATCCCCAAGTAATAGTATCATCTAATGATGATAATGCGATATCCAAATCTTCTTTTGAAATAAAGTTTTCCTTTATAACAATATTTTTTGTAGATCCTATTTTCATAAATCTCTCCTATTTTGATATATAAATTTCTTGTGCTTCTGCAATACTTTTAATTTTATTAAAATTATCTTGATCTATCATAGAAAATAGAACATAGCATATCCATTGATACGATGATTTTTCACAATACCCTTTAGATTGCATTATTTTAGCAATGTCTTCAATAATTTGCATTTTTAATCCTATTCATATTCTGTAAATATATTTAATGCATATCTAACTCCATTAGTTACTTGATGAGCAACATGCATATATGGATAGTTAGATGGAAATATTGCAATAGAACTTTTTTGAGGTTTTATTTTTATATCAAAATTAGTAAATTCTATTTCTCCACCTTCGTAGTCGTCATTTAAATATATAACAGTACTTGTTATTCTGTTTGCAACATGTTTTGAGCCATTATCAAAATGCATAACATATTTCTCTCCTGGTTCATATTTTAATGCCTCTATAGACATATATTTTAATTGTGGAATGTAATATTTACTTCTATAATCATTTAAATATTTTTTAAATATTTCATCTACAAAATTAAAAAGAATGCTATCTTTTGTTCTATCAAAATAATATATTATAGAATTAGACCTATCTTCACGTTTAACATTATTTACTTTTTGCCACTCACCATTTTTAATATATTCTAATATTTTGTCTGTTTTATTAGAAATATTATAATAAAACTCTATACCGTTTTTCAAAACTAACTCCTATTACTAAGTATTAATTAGAATGTCTCAATGGAGAATTTACCCCATGCACTCTGTCATTATAGTCAAACATTGTTACTGCTGAATATTTTAATCCTTCTTCTACTGGCAATGCAGCATGTGAATAAATAAAATTAGAAGGAAATAAAACAATGTCGCCTTCTTCTGGTTGATAAGTATAGTTTAAATATGGAAAAAATAATCCGCCTCCGATAAAGTTATCATTTAAGTACATAACCGTTGAAACCGTACAAACATAACTAAACCCATGATCTGAATGAACACCAAAATGATGCCCTGGTCCATATTTTACAAAATTTACTGCTTCTTGATATTTCATTTCAAGATTATACATAGAGCAATAATGTTGTAGACATGACTGTAGTTTAACATCAATATCTTCGTAAATATTTTTTAAATCTGAGTTTGCTCCAGATGGTCTAACTGTTACATCATATTTATTAACTTTAAAATCTACGCAATCTCGATAATCTTTCATTGTTTGATAGTCACCTACTTGTGCTTCAGACCATTTAAAGAATGGATCTTTATCTTTATTACTATTAATTACATTTTCTAATCTTTCCACTAAATTTAATGTTTTATTTAAACTATTTTTATAAATAAAAACACCATTTGCTGGATTTAAAACTTCAATATTTGTTGCTTCCATGTAACACCCCTTTTCTTATTTTAATTATACACCATCTAGCGTTTTTATGCGCTAATATGATAGAATATATAAATGATTAACAAAAAATCTATAATACCATCTGGGTATTATGGCAACTCTAAAGATAATATAGTAATCATTAATAATTTTATATCTTATGATGATATAAAAAAAATAAAAATATTTTGTTCAGAATTAAACACCTTTATGGCTATTCCTGGAGATAATTGGGATAATCGTGTTTGTAATAATTCTATTCTTAAAGAAATTGCTCCTAATATTGAACAAACTTTATCCGATTATCAAAAAAAACATAAAAAAATTATAGAAAATTTTTTTAATGTTGAGTTAAGAGATAATGTTCCAAGCGTTGTTATATGGAGAAAGGGTGACTTTCAACCACCACACGCAGATAAAGAAAATCTTGACGGAAGCCCAAACTCATATCCTGAAAATGATATTGCTTCTTTGTTTTATCTTAATGATGAATATATTGGAGGAGAAATTTATTTTCCAATACAGGAACTACAATTTAAATTAAATGTTGGAGATGCTGTTTTTTTTCCAGGGGATGTTAACTATCAACACGGTGTTACCGAAGTAACTGAAGGAAAAAGATTTACCTGTCCAGCATTTTGGAATGTTATAAAAAATAATAAAAATATTTAATACTTTACCATTTTCCTATTGGACATTTTGCTATCTCTAATTTAGTTTTTAATGCCATAAAGCAGCCACATTTTTTGCATTGTTTAGTAGTTTTTATTAGTTCTGGACAACCTAAACAAATTTCTAGTCTTAGTTTTGATAATTTTTTATCTGCTGGTTTTGTCATTGGATTAAGAAGATCTAATGGGGTTACTCCATTTTTTTCTTTATATTGTTGCCAACGACTTTTATCCATTATTAACTGACTGAGACCTTTGTGCTATTTCTTCATCTGTATAAAATGGAGGTAAATAATTAACATCTCTATCAAGAATAACAAACTCATTGTTTATAAATTTAGCATTTGGTGCAACAACATATCTTCCATACGCATAAGAATTTAAATCTTTAATTGTTGGACCACTTAACAAAATACTTCCAAAATACTCGCTGGTTTCTAGTTGTTCAAGTTCAATATTATTTTCTAAAATAGAAATAACAATTTTATCTACTAAATTTTCTTGAGTAATTTCAACAAAAGAGTCTGCACGTAAAAACATGTCTGCTGCCCAATCATAAAGTGGAACGTCGTAAACAACATCTTCATCTATAATAAAAGCAAGTGCTGATCCACGTTCATCTGGATTATCTTTACTCCATGAATAGATAATATCATTATCTGTAAGCATTTTAAACTCCTTTTTTAATAATTATAACACAAACTAGCAAGCATTGCAAGTACATGATGAACATCCTGCACCAGAACCGCCACCGCAACAATTTACGAAATTACATGCGTCTGGTATTACGGCGACGTCTGCTGATGTACATCTTGTGTATGGCAAGAACGATGGTGGGAACGGTGGTGGGAACGGTGGTGGGAACGGTGGTGGGAACGGTGGTGGGAACGGTGGTGGGAACGGTGGTGGGAACGGTGGTGGGAACGGTGGTGGGAAAGATGGTGGAAATGATGGTGGAGCAACTGGTGTAACACTATTACTTGCTGCTGAAAAATCAGAATCTATAACTGTATTATTTAATTTAACTGTAAATGTATACGCTGTTCCATTTGACAATCCAGTTACAGTAATTGGTGATCCAGAGCCAGTATTTTGAATAGAACTAGGAGAAGAAACAACGGTATATGTTAAAGAAGAATCTGGTTTACCTAAATAACTTGGTGCTGTAAATGTTACAGTTGCTTGAGCATTACCTGCTGTAGCAGTTCCAATTGTTGGTGTTCCTGGTTTACGACCATCAGAGGATGATATTGGTCCTAATCTTACCATTATGCAACTAAGTCTCCAAGAACAACCCATGAATCAGTGGAGCGTTTAATGCATACTGCAG